TAAGAAAAGAACCTCATCGTCTCACCTCCAAAAAAGAGTATAAAAAATAAACCCTTGCGGATTTATCGGAAACGCTGTAAAATTTATTCGTAGAGTTTACAGCTTCCGCAAGGAAGAACAGGTCGCCTGGTGTTCGCAGCACTGGGCGATTTTTTTATTTACAATTCTTAATCAGAGCCCGTAATCCGGGGAAGTTTTCCACGAATTCATCATCCAGATCCGACAAAGTCAACCAGGAAGATAAAAGCAATTTATTGTCGATTAAAAATTGAAGTATTGGCCGCGGCAGATTCCGCTCAGGGAAAAGCGGCGCTTCATCCAGCGCATGCTGAATTAAAGCTGACGCATCGGCGCGATACATTCCGTCAAATACCGGAACGCCGAGCTTCTTCATAAGCTCAAGCTGAGCCTCCGTTATTTCTGGCATTTCTAATTCATGCGAATACGGAGGAAGCAGGCCGGTGCGCGCTTCCACATCAGAGATCGCTTCCCAAGAACCACAGAGAACACGTCTGGTATTTTTTCTCCTGGTCCCTGGATTTATCCCGGTAATTTTATACCGAAGAATGCGATCATCTGGCAGTTTCGCCATTGGAGCAGAAGGAGCGGATCGCCGCGGGATAATTCTATCAAAGAATCCCACAACTACGCCTCCTTTTTATCTGTTCCTCCTTCGTTTCCACCATTGGAGAGAGACGATTCTGCCGCCGCTTTTTTCTGGAGCTCAAGCTGCTGCCGGTACGCCTCCACTTCCGCATCGATATCCAACTCCGAAGCAGAACCCGAAGGAAAAGCCTTCGCAT